GGGGTGATGGTGTAATAGGTTATCTACAAGCCTCGTCTTTGCTTCCTGTACAAATGAGAGCTACCCCAACTGCAGTTATAAGCGATAATGCAGGGAATGTTGGAAAGGTAAGCGGAGACTCAGCAAACAATATCGCTGGAACAACTACTGGGTTGTCCACTACGCTTGTTTCGGCTGGAGCAAATAATGTTGTTATTGGCACTAATGTTTTTATGAGTGTTCATTTTACATTAGATGCGGAGTTATAATTATGAATAGTTCAATGACAATTATAAATGCACAATACCAAACTGATGTAGATAAAGTTACAAACGTTTTTATTAACGTAACTATAGACGGTCAACAAGTAACAGTCCCAATGAACCCAGATAACAGACACTACGCAGAGATACTACGCCAAGTTGACGCTGGCACATTAACCATTGCGGCTGCTGACTAATGGAGTTTAACTGGACCGTAGTAACAATAGTGGGTGCTTTGTTAGCTCAAGGTGCTGCTATTGTTTGGGCTGTCTCAGGTATGGTGTCTGACATCAAGTACAACAGGTCTAACATATCTGAGGTGCAGTCTAGCAGTGCAAGGCTCTCCGATGAAGTGCATGAAAATGATGTAATGATAGCACGTATAGACGCTAACGTTACTGCGATTAAGGAAGCATTGAATGTGGTTGCTAACAATCACGCACAGAGATAGCTAAATGATAGACCCCCTCACAGCTTTTGCTGCAGCTAATGCAGCCTTCAAGGGGGTCAAGATGCTTGTCGGGGCTGGCAAGGAGATACAAGACATCTCAGGTCAGCTAGGGGCTTGGTACGGTGCAGTAGCTGACATAACTAGGGCTGAGTCACAACGCAAGAACCCTACGTTCTTAGACAAGATGTCACACGGCTCTGAGTCTATAGAGCAAGAAGCAATGGACATTGTTGTTCGCAAGAAGACTTTGTTTGAGAAAGAAAAAGAAATAAAGTTTATGCTTGACATGCGGTTTGGCTTTGGAACTTACGATGAGATGGTAGACATGCGTAGGCAGATACGCAAGGATAGAGAGAAAGAAGTATACGCAGCTATGGAATCTAAGAGACAGATTGCAAACAACATGGCTATACTTGGTTTATCTATTTTGATTATTGGCATATTAGGAGGCGGCGTCTACATGGTTTCGTTGGCATTATAATGGATACATTTGTACTACCCCTCATACTGGCAAGCTCTTTGCTATACCCTGAGTATGTAACGTGTAACTTATGGAAGTATACTGAGAGTGAACGTGAAGGCAAGGTGTGTATTTACTTAGGTAAGAACAAGACCATTGCCTACCACTACGCAGAGAATAGTTTTCGTGAATGTCCTAAACAGTTTCAGTGTAAGTACTCACCTAACTCTAAGGCTAAGGTAAGCATTAAAGATATACTCAAGGGACTATCTGACGGATTCTAGTCTGTAACATTTTGTTACTTGACATAAAAAATATATTAAGTATAATTTGTCTTATGACAATATAAGGAAAAACAAAAATGACGATGCAGTTTCAAGGATTTAAACCACAAGCATTAGAACGCATAGCAGGTACTATGGGTTTTAGTGGAGACATGGAAAAGTTTGGTGGTTACTTAGAAGAAAATCCTGAAGCTAAACAACGTATGGATATGTATAATAAAAAAGCCATTGACATGATGAATGGTGGAATGGTACGTAGAAATTATGCACATGGTGGACCTGTAGAAGAACACAGTAATGTACCTCAGATTAAAAAAGATACCATAGATCGTATGAAGGCACCTGCATTGCCTACGGCTGGTGCAGTTACAGCAACAGGAACTGTAGCACAGGCAAATCAAGACGTTGCTAGTACTGCTGGTCAAGTAGGTGCTACTGATCCTGCTGGTACAGTTACTAAAGGTACTGCAGCACAAGCTGCTGCTTTTGATCCACGTAATGAGTTTAGGATTTTAGGTGATCCTAGAATAGATGGTGGACCTACTGGTGATCCAAGATTTCCAGCTATGTATAGTCAACCACCAATGGGATCAGGCATAGCTAAAGTAGACCCAACTAAAACTGCAGGAACTATTGAAGGTACATTAGATAAAACAGATGCACAAACAGGTACTGTAGGCGATACCTCTGTAGTAGATGCAGCGCAGCAAACAGAAAGCTCTGTGTCAGGCATGGATGCTGCACAGGGTGAGTCAGTAGATGTAGCTGATGTTGCACAACGTAAGATGGAGATTGGTGAGCGCATTGATCCCGTAGCTGATGCTGCCAGTGCATCTAAGTTTACTGAAGAAGTGCAGGCTGCAACTGCTACACCCTCAGAAAAAGCCACTGTGCAGGGTCAGCTTGGTGAGTTAATGCAGGACTTTGAGGGTGGTGCTACACCAGCATGGGCTGCAGGAGCATTACGCAACGCAACAGCAGCTATGGCTGCACGTGGCCTTGGTGCTAGTAGCATGGCAGGACAGGCTCTTGTACAGGCCGCTATGGAAGCGTCACTACCCATTGCTCAAGCAGATGCAGCTACCTTTGCAGGGTTTGAAACACAGAACCTAAGCAACAGACAGCAACGTGCAATGCTTGCAGCACAACAACGTGCTACCTTTATGGGTCAGGAGTTTGACCAAGGCTTTCAGTCACGTGTAGCTAATGCAGCTAAGATTAGTGATATAGCTAACATGAACTTTACTGCAGATCAAGGGGTTGCCCTTGAGAATAGTAGAGCAGCTAACACTATGTCCCTAAATAACTTGTCTAATAAACAGGCTATGGTAATGGGTGAAGTATCTGCACTAGCAAACCTAGACATGGCTAACCTTAGTAATAGACAACAGGCTGCAGTACAAAATGCACAGACATTCCTAGCTACTGATATGGCTAACCTAAACAATAAACAACAGACTGAAATGTTTAAGGCACAGTCACGTACACAATCCTTGTTTACAGATCAAGCAGCAGACAATGCAGCTAAACAATTTAATGCAACCAGTGAAAACCAATCAGATCAGTTCTTTGCTAATCTTAAAACACAGACATCGCAGTTTAATACTTCACAAAAGAATGCAATGGATCAGTTTAATGCTGGTGAATCTAATACTATGAGTAAGTTTAACACTGAGGTATCTAATCAGCGTGATCAATTTAATGCAAGTAATGGTCTTGTAATTGCACAGTCTAACGCTGTATGGCGTAGAGAGATTGCAACTGCAAGTACAGCCGCTGTAAATAGAGCTAATGAAGTTAATGCAACTAATGTACTTGACATGTCTAATCAAGCATACTCTAACATGTGGCAAGAACATGCTGACTTAATGAAGTTTGCTTGGGATGGTGCAGACAATGAAAGAGATAGACAGAACGCTGTAACACTGAGTCACTTAGCCGCTGGTCAAGCACGTTCACAAGCAGAGTATGCTGCAGACCTTGAGTCATCTAATTCTATTGGAGACTTTGTAGGTAATCTAGCATTAGGCTATGCAACTAGCTTTATACCGGGACTTAAAGATATTTTGTAAATAGGAGATACTATGTCACTACAAGGGCAAGGCGTTAAAGCCTACAACAATTACATGAAAAGAAGTATGGAAAATAAACCAAAGGTAGAAGAACCTACAACTGGTTTAATGAACCGCAATAAACCTAAAGTAGAAACAGATAGCACTTCTGATTCTAGTGATTATCTCATAACACAGTTTCAAGAATTGCAACGACTAAGAGCAGGATTAAAAAATGGAAGAAGCTAATACTCTTTTTGATGCACCTATTCCCGGTTCAGCCCTTACTGATGAAATAGGCTCACGTCCTTGGCAACAACCTGCTAAATATTCTAATGTAGAGGATGCGTTAGAACACTATGCAGATAAAATAACTGACCCTAGTATTAATGCTTCTTTATTAGATGCTATTGAAATGGGTACACCTATTACATCTATTGCAGAGATACTTGTACAAGGTAGCGCAATGGAAGGGCTGCACACTATTGATGTATCTATTCTTTTATTGCCTGTTATTATGGAATTGCTTGCATACGTTGCTGATGAAGCTGAGATTGAATACAACATGGGGCTACA